TATTTCTGCCTTAGCTATCTCTTGTGATGCTTTTACTTCTGGTGGTGTCTTGTCTTGCTGAGCGTCTGCTTGCATAACCTGTTGCATCTTAGCATCATCTATTTCATTTAGGAACTGTGCATCGTCCTTATACCCTGAGGCATTAATAAACTTAGCAAGTGTTTCCCTGTACTGCTTTAGGTTAACCAAAGGATTAGCTAGCCCATACTGTTGTAGTATTTGCTCTTGTTTAGCTAATACCATTTGTAGCATAGCAATCTTCTCATCACCTGTACCATTACCTAAACCTACATTAATGTTAACGTTGTATAAGTTATCCCATTCACGTGGGTCAATGTTAAGTGGCTTACCATTAATAGCTAATGCTCTTGGCTCACTTTGGTACTTACATACCAAGTGTAGTATGCCTCGCATTAGGTTCTTTATACCAGTGTCTGCAAATATACGTGCTATAAGCTCAAGCTTACCTTGTGATTGTGCAGTCATAGTAGCCACTGCTGTAGCTGATACGTTCTGTAGAACGTTAGCATCCAAGCCTTGGTTCATATCACTTACACCTGTACGTTTAGCCTGTACTCCATCCAAGTACTCTAGCATTGGAAAGGATTGCCCAGCACTACTCTGTACTACCATTGGTACAATAGCATTAGGGTTCTTCATACGTATAATGCCACCAGCTGTACTGTTAAGTAAGTCGTCTAGGTTAACTTGTCCTTCTACTGCGCCAACCCTACTGTTGTTAGTAAGGTATAAGTTGTCGAGCATTTGTCGGGTAATGGTCGACTTAATAAACTGTAGCTCCATTGTTCTGTCTGCCATAGACTGACCATAGAACTCATGTGGCACTGGGAAAGGACATAAGCTATAGAATGGTACGTAGTCTATTTCCTCGTCACTTAGTATTTGTTTACTTGCATAACATATGCGGTGCTTCTTAGCTAACCCATCTTTATCACCAATGTCTATGTAACACTCATAGTATGCTATTAGGTCTTGTGTCTTGTCTGTTGTGTTTACATCAACGCTATGTTGGAAACCATCCTTAGTTATTTCATCATCTGTTGTTAACTCATCAACTATAGCTTTGTCGTACCCTAGTGATACTAACTCTGCTCTTGTTAACATCTTACGCTGTGCTACAAACCTAGACTCATCTATACAGTCTGCATGTCTATCTATCATAAACTCATTGCTTGGTATGTTTTCTATCTTTACCCTACTAGCGTCTACTGTTTTCTTTAGTCTAACGTTAAAGGTGCTTGGTGCTTGTTGTAATAATGGCTCACCAGTCATAGGGTCTACACCTACTGGCATAGCCTCACCCATTAACTCCTCTTGCTCTACTATCTCTACGCTAGGCTCTTGCATAAGCATAGCTAACTCATCTTGGCTTAACCCAAAGTATTCCTCTTCTGTTACGTCTTCCTCAGTGTCCCAAAATGCTTTAACTATACCAACCTTGTTTACTAGGCTATCCCAGAACCAGTTGTGCATAATAATAGCGCCAGCGTTATCCTTATTAAATATATGGTTAACGTAAGCTGTTACATTCTCTGCTACTGTGGCATCACCATCGTTCTGTGGTGTAAACTCGACAACATCAACTGACTGAGTAAATATCTTTAGTAGTTGTGGTAATGCACCATCAACAGCCTCGGCTACCTCACGTGTGGTTACACTAGACTTACCTTTGACTTCATTACCATAGCCTTTACCTAAATAGTAATCAGTTGCTTTCTTTACATCAGCGTCAACTTCTTCGTATGCACTTTGGCTGTCTGTTATGTAATTATCTAGTAGCGCCTTTAGTTGTTCTTCTGTCATTTTGTATGTTGTTCCAAGTATTTGATTATTATATGTTTTATGTTAACTCTGTGTTTTTCTAGTGCCTTGAGAGGCTTATAAATAGGGGCTGTATTTTACGTGATATTCGCTGTCACGCATTTTAAGCGCCTGTGTTGAATCTGGGTAGGCTACCCTACATGGATTGGAAATAATGCGTGATTCCAATCAAATATATAGTCAATGCTGTTAGGTTCATAGCTATTAAACTCTTGTCGTTCCATTTAAAGCTTACGTAGACCCAACAAAGGGTTGCTGGTATAGCCAAGAAGATGTTTAGTGGGTATATGTTAGCACTGGTTAGTATCATACTTATTATGATTATAATACTACCTGTCCATTTAATAACGTTAAGCATGTATGTTCTCCTACATATATTGGTCTTTATAACTGTCTAGTTCTGCGTGTGTTGTGTATGGTTTGTCCCAGTTAGTACGTTTAATAGTTGACTGCCCATCAAGTGTTAGTGCTAAGTACCTAAATGCGTCTGCACAGTGTGAGCTCCAATCGTGTAATGGCTTCTCTTGGTACACGTTAAGCTTTTCGTTAAACACTCTGCGGTAGTTACGTAAACACTCTAGCCCGTACTTAGTGGTTTCTTTATTAAACCAACAGTTAGGTAACATACGCCTTACTGCTTGTATGCCATCCTCTACACTATTCTTTGGTGCTACTTCTATGTTAAGCCCAGCATCCGTTAGGAACTCATATCTAGACTTACCTGTTTGTAGTTCACGTACCATAACGTCATGAGGTAGTATGTGGGTATAGTCCCGATAGCTATTCTCGTCTAACCAAGCAATATACGTATCAAGACTTTGCCCATGATTTTCATAGTAGTCTACTAAACGAATTTCACCGCCTAGGGTTTCGCAAACCCATATGCTAGTGCTATCGCTAACACCTAAGTCCCAAGCTGTCCATTTTGCTGTAGCTGGTTGGCTTAGTATTTCCCTTACGTGGTTACGTGATGTTATGTCCTGTATTATTTCACCATAGTATGAACCAACAATAGGCGAGTCAAAACTGATCTCGAATTCTTGGTCGTACTTGCTGTCACCCATAGCCTTGCGAGCGTCTGTTAGCTCTTCCTCTGCTATAAGTTTTGTTTCACTTGCTTTAAACTCTTTTAATGCCCAGTTGTCTTCTGTGTCTGCTAAGTCCCTTAACTCTTTAAAGTGGTTAGCGCCTTTGGGTGTTCCAATGAATAATGCCCAGCCTAGTCTATCCGAGAGCGCTGGTCGCAAAACTTCAGTAAACAAGCTAGGATGTATGTCACCATATTCGTCAATGACCACACCATCAAGGTAAATGCCCCTAATGGAATCAGGATTGTCAGCGCCATAAAGACTAATACGACGTCCCATAAAGTCAACACGAAGCTCTGAAACATTTGCTGTACCTCCTAAAGGTCTTGTGTAGTCTACTAAGTAATTCCATGCAATACGTTTTGCTTGCCCATACGTTGGGGCTATGTATGCAAATTGAGGATTCTTTTTATTGCATTTAAGAGCCGAGTGTATAAGCTGGTTAATTGCACACACAGTTTTTCCCATACGACGATGACAGACTGCCACAGTCCACCTATTGTCTTTAATAGCTTTGTGTATTTCTCTTTGTGGTTCTCTAGGCTCGTAACCTGTTTCCAATACCTGTGTGTCTTCACTCGTCGATTCCTGTTTTAACAATGATGTTGATTGGGGCGTCGCTGTTTCCTGTAATTTCTTGCTGTGCTTTTCCATCTATTCTGTCTCCAAGTTCTTTGATTGCGCTGATGTCTCCATCTTCTGCCTTACGAAATAAAGCTTCAGCTACCTTGTGCATGCGTTTAGCATCCTCTTGCACTGCGAGCTTGCGGACTACCTTGCCCCATGCTCTGTTTTCTTTACTGCTGTTTTTGTTGCCCGTAGGAGCGCCCATATTTAATCCCAAAAAAAATATGCTCAACACCCAGTTAAGAGTGTTGAACATGTGTAAGTGGTGGGATTTAAACTGCTCAGGAGAAGGAAGCAGTCCCACCGAATATTATAGTGTTATGTAAGCCATGCGTGATGCCATAATAGCTCCACACTTAGTACCAAAACAGCCTATACGTCTACGCACCCCGTCTATTGTACGCTTTGCTGTGTATGGGTGTCTTTTGTTCTTTTTGTCTAACGACCACCCTTTGCCAGCATTGTCAATTTTTTGCTGGTTTTGTTTGTGTGTAACCAATGCTAAATTTTCTAGCCTGTTGTCATCTTTCTGACCATTAATGTGGTGTATTTCCATGCCCTTGGGTATTGCACCATGTGCTTGTGTCCATAACCACCTATGCAAGTACCAGTGTTTACCATCTTTAGTTACAGTCCTACTAATCCTTACATAGCCTGATTTTTGTTTTGTGTGTTGTTTCATATTACTCTCCTTTGTCCATTACATAGTTTGAAGCTTGCCTTGCGTCACCTTTTAAAAACACATAGATGTTTTGGTGTGTTTTAACTAACTTCCTTTTGGCATCAAACTGCTTACCAGCCCTTAACATGGCTGTGCCTATTGGTGTTGCTAGTATA